ACAAAAAATGATTGATGACAATTTCGTAGATATATACAGACTGTGGTATAATGACCTTCGAGCTAACCAGCAAAACGATTTTGGCACATTGACAGATGCCATGCATACAGATCCAACATATATATCTTCACGAACCCATCGCCCAAATCGTAGAAGATACAAAAATTTCGGAAAGAGAGAACGTATGTGTACACTCGTGGATATACCTAAAACTCGAAACATATCCAACCCTGAGAATTATGTAAAATATGTTATGGGACCTATAACTCGACTGCTAGAATACATATTCAAAGACAATTTACATGGTTATTGTGGTGGGAAAAGCCAAACTGAAATAGCAGACTTCTACTTACGTTGTGAATTAGATGGTTTTACAAAAGTTTGTTTTTGGGATGGTTCTGGTTTTGATCTCACACAATGGCTTGATTTGCGACAAATAGTTGATCAACCAATTTATGAACACACTTCACAGTACGTAGTACATGTACCCCGAGCCGAATTTTTGCGTGTTGTAAACATGTTTCAGACAGTGACTGAAGTCCGCATTTTCCGTGAAAAAATCGCCGTCACGCTAATGTCTTTTTTTCAGGATGGTAAAGTGCACTCAGGAGATATGGACACAACTCTAATGAACACAACTCGTATGATTATGTACCTTAAATTCATTATGTATGAATCTGGCTATGTTCTTGAGATTCATTTCCGCGCACTTGTTAAAGGAGATGACGCTATGCTTTTCTTACATCATGTCTCTTTCGCAACTATTAAAAATTCGTTCCGTACTATTTACACATTTGACAAACATATTGCTTATCATGGTTTAGGACAGGTTCTCAAATTTTTAAAATTTGGTGACATAACTGATCTTGATTTTTGCTCAACACACACTGTACGATTGGAAAATCGATATTTACTCACTCGACAATTACAAAGGTTTGTGCAACTAACACCCTACTCAGAAGCTATAGTTCAATATTCAAATCCACATGTACGAAAGTACTTATGTTACACAATTGCACAAGGAGCATTAACATGGGCTAGAGGGCTACCAATCTACGGAAGCTACTTCGAATTGAT